CACACAGCACGCTACGCACGCGTACTTCCCGCCCGAGAGCGCAGCGCAGTTCGCCCAGGACATCTTCGATGCTGTAGAGCAAGCGGGCGCAGAGATGGACGCAGCACTCGACGAACTCGAAGACCACGCGAACGAAGACGCCAAGTAGGGGGACGCATGCTGCTGTGGGTAACCGGCAACGACATCGTGCTGATCCTCTTTATCCCCATTTTCGTCGTACTAAGCGCCCTGATGTTGTGGGCCTGGCTCGGAAGCGACGATGGTGACGGGGATACGTAAGGGCCTGACAGGCTTCGACCAGGGGTAAGGCGTCAAGGCGCAACCCTTAGGGATCCCGGTTCGACTCCGGGCAGGTCCACTGTGGCCGTAGCATAAAGGTAATGCGCTCGGTTGTGATCCGAGAGAAGGCGGCTCGATCCCGCTCGGTCACCCGCCACTGTTCTCGCCTAAGTGTGCTGACCGACACAGCGAGGACTCAATGGCCGATTCACCGTATGCTGAGCTGACCCAGACTCAGGAGGACTTCGCTGAGTGGATGAGCTACAGCAAGCGTGAGCGACAGCTCGCCAAGATGCCGGTGACCTACACCGATTTCGCGCGCGACAACAAGATGACCGATCGCACGCTCCACCGCTGGCGCAAGGACGCAGAGTACCCACAGGTCCAGCGGGCGATCGAGGAAGCCAAGCGCCGCCGTGAAGAAGCTAAGCCCATCACCCCGGCAGCAGCTACCGAGCAGGCGGCTACCACGGCCTCAGCCAAGAAGCGGGCGGCACGTCCGGCGTTGCACTTCGAGATCGCCGACGCTGCGGAAGCAGCGGGCCTAGACAACGACGCCGCTAGGCACGAGACGCTGAAGAACGCCATCTATCAACGCGCGCTCGAAGGCGACAAGGACTCCCTGACCAAGTGGTGGGCGCTGTGGGGCAAGATGTACGCCGAGGCCGACGCCAAGCGCCTGGATTCCAGCTTCCCGGGGATGTCGGACTCAGAGCTGGCCTCGACGGTGTTGCACCTCCTGGGCGCGGACGTCGTGCGACAATGGCTCGCGCAGGTCGACGCCTGATGCATCGGGTAAGCCGTACGCGTCGGCTGATCGAAGACTCCTTGGCCGAGGCGATGTGGCGTAAGTGTCGGGCGGACAAGGCGTACTTCTTTTCGCACCTGATGATCCCCTCGGTCCGTGACCCTCGTGGGCGCGAGCAGTGGGAGCTGTTCGACTACCAGCTCGACGATCAGCGGATCCTCGATACCCAGAACAAAGTGGTCGTCCTCAAAGCCCGGCAGCTCGGGTTGTCGACCCTGGTCGCTGGTAACGTCATGCACGACGCGCTGTTCCGGCCGGGTAGCGTAAGCCTGTGGGTATCCAACAACCAGGACAACGCCAACAAAGCCATCGCCATGATCGACACGATCTGGCGGTTCATGCCTGCGTGGATGGCCGAGCGCGCCCCGGTGATGACCAAGGACCAGGCAGGCTCGAAAGAGTGGACGTTCAACGACGGGTCGAAAAGCCGCATCCGTGCGTACGCAGGTACCGGGACCGCAGGTGCGTCGGAAACCGCGACCAAGGTCATCCTGGACGAGTTCGCCTTGGTCGACGACCAAGCCAACCTGTATCGTACGGTCGCTCCTACCGTAGACGCCGGGCTAGAAGCCGGGCTGTCCGCGTTGTGGATCATCTCGACCGCGCGTGGTGGGGCGAACCTGTTTGCGAAGTTCTTCAACCAAGCAGTCGATGGGCGCAACTCCTTCGACTGGATCTTCCACCCGTGGATGGAATCTAGGTTCGTCAACCCCAAGGCGTACCTAAAAGAGCACTGCCTCAACTGCCACGGCACAGGGTTCGCTCCCAAGGGCCAGGACGGCAAGTACTGCTCGATTTGCGTCGACACCGATACGTACAACGCCAAGGTATCAGACCTCAGCGACCAGCCCTGGTTGGTCCCGGCTGAGTACCCGTCCGACCCTGCCGAGGCGTTTCGGGAATCCGGGCGTCCCCGGTTCTCGTTCCTGCCTAACGAGTCCGAGCTTGAAACCGGCTGGGTCCGAGGGCACGTCGAGCTTGGGTTCCGTGGGATCGGCTTTGTGTTCAACGAAGACACCAAGTCTGCCATGCGCATCCGCCAGGACTTCGTAGAAGACGGCGTACCCGATTGGCGGAAGTTCGTGTTGTACGCCGACCCTGCGCGCGGTGAGGGCGGCGACGCGTACGCTGCGCACGTCGTCGGCTTCGACGAACACGGTACGCCCGAGATCGTTGCGTGGTGGCATCACAACCTGATCGAGCAGAGCGAAGCAGCGAAGCAGATGGGCATGCTCGGGAGGTACTTCAACGAAGCCTTGCTCGTGGTCGAGCGCACCGGGGGTTATGGTGACACGAGCATTCGCGTCCTCAGGGACGAAGAGAAGTACCCTAATATGTATATCCACCGGCCGCCGAATACGCGCACCCGGCGCATCGGTACGCAAGTAGGCTTCCCGGTCCATCGGCACAACCGTACGCCCATGATCGACCTGCTAGCTACGCACGTCACGACCAAGAACAACGGACCAATCCTAGAGGGGATGTACCGCAAGCTCAGACGCGAGCTGACGACCTTCGTGCGCCACGAGAACGGGCAGGTAGCAGCCGACGTCGGCGCGCACGACGACCTTGTCATGTCGATCGCCGGGGCGCTGACCGTACTGGTCAACGAGTACAGCGCCACGCAGCCACCCAAGGAAGAGAAGCCAAAGGCCGTTGTTTCCGAGAATCGTGTCGACGTCGAGAAGATCTACAAAGCAGTCGCCACGCACGAAGCTCGGCAAGAGGCTAAGGAGCGCAAGCACATGGTACGCCAGGTACGTAGGCAAAGGGCGCAGAAAGCCCGTGTCGAGCGCCGAGGACGGATCCGGTAGTGGCAATCAAGCCTTACACATACGAAGACGCCCAGGCGCTGATCTGGCGCGCGGAGATGAACTCACACCGCAGATGGGCGCAGTGGCAGGCGCTTGAGTACATGTACCGCACGGGCATGACCCGTGGGGGAACATTGAAGTATGACGACATCCCCGGTCGCATCTGGGGGGACCTCCCCAACGGCTTCGAGCTTGAATCGTTCAACTACGTCCTGCCGTACCTCGCGCTGATCATCGAGTCTGTGTCCGCCAAGGACCCGGATATGCAGGTCACCCCATTCTCGGGAGGCGAAGACGCAGAGCTATCCGCCAGGGTCGCACAGCAGGTGTTGCGCTACTACTGGAAGCTGAACAAAGTCACCCACCGTGTAGCACGCGACGCGACGCAAGACGCCGTGGTTCTAGGCTCGGGATTCGCCAAGACCGGCTGGTCGCACGACGAGGTCGAGGAAGACCGGGACGCCCCGGACATCGAGGCCGAGCTGGCCAAGATGCTGGAAACCGACCGCAAGGACGCGTACCTCTCCGAGCGCGAGCCTATGTCCGTGGACGACTTGTACGACATGATCCCAACAACCCGTGGTCGCGTCATCCAAGACGAGCCCTACGCTGAGTACGTCTCGGCGTATGACATCCTGGTTCCGTCGGATGCCAGGCGCATGGAGGAAACCCCCTGGGTCGCCCAGCGCATCGTGCTACCAATGGACGAAGTCAAGGCTCGCCGGGAGATCTACAACCGCAACGCGATCAGCGAGCTGCAAACCCTCAACAACGATGACTCGTACAAACACCGGGGCGACGAGGAAGGCACGTACCAAGCGCACGCTGACGGGTACTCGACCTCTGATTCCCTGGACCTCGTTGAGATCTACGAGTTCTACGACATGCGCACGCGCAAGCTGATGGTTATGCAAGCAAGCGGGCAGCGCCCGTTGTTTCACGAAGACCTGCCTTATTCCCACAGGCACGCGCCCTTCTCGCACGTCCGTTGCTTCAACGACGGTGGCTCACGTTTCTGGCCCTTCGGGATGGTCGAGAACGTCGCGTCCATCCAGTCACAGATCAATGAGTGGTTCACCGAGCAGATCGACAACGCCCGGCGCGCAGGGAATAAGTACTTCTACGACAAAGACGCGCTCGACGAAAAGGCGATCGAAGAGCTAGAGTCCGACTTGCCCGAGGTAGCCATCGGCGTCGACACCCGCAAGGGGCCGATGAAGGACCTCATCATGGCCATCCCCCGCGAGGGGCTCCCGGCCGACATCTACCAGGCACGCGACGACATGCGCCAGGCGTTGCAGGAGATCCTTGGTGTCAACGACTTCATGGCTGGCGGCAGCGGTGCGGACCGGATGTCCGCGACAGCAGCCGCAGTAGTAGACGGTACGGCTACGCTGCGTGCATCGGGCCTGCGTGAGCAGGTCGAGATGCTCTGCGCGGACATCGGTAAGAAGTTCGTGCTGCTCTGCCAGGAGTTCATGGACGAAGAGCGGGCGGTCCGGCTGGTCGGGACCAATGGCGTAGCATGGCTGGACGTCTCGATGGACGACCTCGTAGGCGAGTTCGATGTGGACGTTCGCACCGGCTCGACGACTAGCGTCAACCCGTCGACACGCGAGCAGCGTGCGATGGAGAAGATGGAGCTTGTGACCTTCCTGGCCGAGATGGGTTACGACCCTGCGCCGATCATCAGGCACATCTTCACCGAGATCGGTATGGACCCGGACGTGTTCTTGCAGCAAGCCCCAGCGCCACCGCAAGACCCAAGCATGACAGGTGGTCCAGCAGGGTCGCCGGTAGAGGGTGGACTCGGCGGGGCTCCGATCCAGGGGGCAGGCGGTCCGCCAGCCGCCGATCAAGCACAGCAAGGTGGAGGATTGGTCTAGGTATGGGTCCTGACAAGGGTATGAAGATGGACGTGCTCGACCAGATGATTTCTGGTGGCAGCACTCCCGGCGCACCGACGGCAGACATGGCTAGCGCCGTGGTCTGCGGTAACTGCGCCGCTGCGATCGACCCGACTACCGGCGAGGTCATTTCGCCACCGCCCGAGGAAGACCCGATGGCGATGATGGGCGGTGCTGGCATGTCCGGCGCTGGCGCACCACCCCTGATGTAGTAGGAGACAAGCATGGCTGATCTGACAGTAACCATCGACCAGCTCGTGGATCGCACGGGGCTCACCCGTGACGAGGTCCAAGAGTTCATCCAGAAGGACCTGACCACCGAGGCCGTGGTCGGGACTCGTGGGGGCAAGCCGCTTTACACGCTGACGACCGCGCAGGTCGACAGCATCAAGCCGCCGTTCCACGACGAGAAGCGCGCCTAGTTTCACTAGAACACCCTCCTTCACCGTTGCGGTGAATATCAACTAGCGCCACCATTTTCTCCAAGGTAGAGATCCTTAACCGACCCTTTGAGGAGAACTTCGCGTGTCTGATTACGAATCTGCTCTGGACGAAGCTGTTAGCACTTCGATCGAAGACTTCATCGAAGACGTCCCTGTGGACGACGACGATACCTCACAAGAACAGGATGAGTCCGTAGAAGGTGAGGTATCCGAAGACGAAGGTGTCGAGGGTAGCGAGGAAGACGACTCCGAGCAGGAGGAAGACGACGAATCCCAGTCAGACGAAGATGACGATGATTCCGAGGACGATGATTCCGAGGAAGACGACGAAGACGACAGCGAAACCGAAGAGGTCGAGCTTTCCGAAGACCTAGAGATCGAACTTCCCGACGGTACATCAGCGACGCTGAAGGAACTCAGGGAAGGGCATCTTCGGCAAGCGGACTACACCAAGAAAACGCAGGCGCTAGCCGAAGAGCGCAAGAAGTTCGAGGCTGAGTCTACCAAGAACCAAGAGACGCTAGAGAACGTCCAGGCGTGGTACGAAACGCGAGACGCCAACAAGCCCGCTTGGATCATGGAGATCGCCGACCAATCCGGCGACTCGCTTCGAGCGCTCACCGACGCGATCGGCATGGCCGACGACCCTAGCTCGATGGTCGCATACGCGTTGCACAACCTCGCCAAGGAAGGGCGCCTCGACGACCAGTTGGTCGAGCACTTCGGGCTGACCAAGGTGGCTGGCACCGTCGGGCAGTTCGCCAAGGGCGCGCAAGCCAACGATCAGGTGTCGCGCCTACAGCGCGAGATCGACGAGCTGAAAGCCGCGCGCGAGGGCGAAACCACCGAGGCCCAGGTCGCGTCGATCCGCGCGGAGTACGAGTCGCAGTGGACCTCAGTCAAGGGCGACGACGGCTTCGCTGACGACATCCAGGCACGACGCTCGGTGATGGAGTTCGCACAAGAGCACGAGATCCCGAACCTACAGGTCGCGTACGAAGCGATGGTTACTCGCGGCCAGGCACCGAAGCGTGCGGGCGACACGAGCCGCGAGGAAGCTCGTCAGGCGGTCAAGGCCAAGAAGAAGAAGACCAAGGCTGTTACCCGCAACACCAAGCAGCGCGGCGGGTCGCAACGCTCGGCCAAGGCCAAGACGCTCTCAGCCGACGACGCTGTCCGCGAGGTCTTCAGCGAGCAAGGCTGGGACACCAGCGACCTCTAGGTAGCAAGGGTTGCAGAACATCGGCGCGCCGCTGGGGTACCCCAACCTCCCACCGTCTTCGTCCCTTTCCGGCCAGGCGTTACCACACTCAGGGTAGTTGAAGCAGGCGTACTTAGGCCAGTTCGCCCTGGGCTCGGGCGGGCGATTGTCGTTGACCTGCATCCCCTGGCCGCTCCCGGCGGCGTGTCCGTGCATTCGCTCTGGGTGTGGGGCGTGGTCCCGGTATGGTGGCATGTCAGCCCTCTCGTCTGTCGGCCGTGCGTACCCGATGGCAGTTGGAGCACACAACGTCGCACTTGGCAATCTCCGCAAAGACCTCTTCGCGGGCGTAGCCGCCGCGGACCATAGTTGCCACGGTGTGGCGCTTGACTTCGCCGGGCCGGTGGTCCAGGTCCAGAGCTATCGCGTGGTTCCTGTAGCCGCAGTCCATGCACCCGTGCGCTAGCTTGTAGGCATTGACTTCGGCGTACAGCTCGGCACACCTTTCGACCCGGTACTGCCGACTGGCGCCTCTGTTCTTAACCCGGTACGACTTCTGATATGCCGACAGACATGCTCTACAGTAGGCGTGCCGCCCATCCTTGGCGGTCCCTTTATTGAAGTCTCGATAGGGCTTGGTCTCACGGCATTTCGAGCAAGTCTTCATTATGGCAGCCTAGCAGATGCCACGGCTGTTTTCAAGGGCGAACTGAGCAATCGCCTGAGCAACCGCAAGGACTCAGCGGCGGCTGGTTCCGAGCCCAGAGTAAGACGGGCCGATGCCCCACCCCGGTGGATAAGCGAACGGTCGGCACTCAAGAGGGCTTTGAGTAGCTTGAAAACCGTATCCACAATCCACACCTAAAAGGGGTGAGTATCATTCCAAATCTTGGCGCTGCTGAGTTCAGCGAGTACGTCATCTCGACGTTGCGGAAGATCGAGCCGAACCTTCGTGACAACGTCATGAAGCGTCACCCGTCGCTCGACTTCCTCAAGGACGGCATGAAGAGCGACACCGGCCGCGCGCTGGTGGTTCCGCTCGGGCTCGGCGAGGACACCTCGACCGAGATCACGGACCGTTCAGGTACGTTCAACACGGGCGTGAGCGACGACATCATGGGGGCCGCCGAGTACCTTTGGTCGGACCCGATCGTTTCGCACGTTCGCCTGCGCTGGAAGGACCTGCAAGAGAACAGCGGCAAGCAACAGTTGTTCGACCGCGTTCGCAAGCACATCGACCAGATGCAGTACAACCACGGCAAGAAACTGGTTGAGTTCCTGCACAACCGCATGGACCTGGGCGAGAAGGTGGCCGGACAGTTCGAGCCGCTCGACGCGCTCTTCGGTGATGCAACCTACGACGCTGACCCGGATGGCGCTGCTGGCCAGCCCGCGTTCACTGTCGGTGGCATCGACACCGTCGACCAGCCGCTGTGGCAGGCAACCCGCCTGGAACTTCCGGTCGATGGTCAGTACACGATCCTTGAGGCGATTCGTCAGATTCGCAACGAGGTGTACGTGGCAACGTCGTCTGACTGCAACCTGACTTCGGTCATCTGCGGTCGCTCGATCTTTGAAGAGTTCGAGGATCAGTATGACGGCAAGGTTCGGTACGAGAACGCAGAGGGTGGTCAGACGAAGTTCACCGAGCTTCGCCACGGCGACCTTGTGTTCCGCCTCGACCCGGACTGTCCGCCTCGCCGGGCCTACTTCTTGGACAAGGACGCTTGGGTCATCCGTGATCTGAACGGCAACTTCATGAAGACCCAGCCCGCGCAACAGTTGACTGGTACGCTCGATTACGCGACGCCTTCGGTGTCTGTGATCGCGCTAGGCGTGAATGAGCGCCGCGCCGGGGGCCTGTTGCTTCGCCCGACGACTGCGGGCGGGGACGCGTAGCACTAGTGTAGCCTACTGTGGCTACAGCATACTAACGGCGGGTCGGGTCCTTAGGGGCTCGGCCCGTCACGTGCGTCCAGGCAAAGCCGCGCTCGATGAACCACACAGCGCCAGGGGTGACGCCAAAGCGCTCGGCTACGTCGGCAAGCCTTTCCCCGGCGTCGCATTGTTCGATGATCCCCCTCACATCATCGTCGGTAAGCCTCGACTGGGGGTTGGCTTCGCCCTTGACGGTGCCCGCCCTGGCTTTGTCACGCCCGTTATCAGCCCCGTCGCCTTCGTACAAGTGGTCGGGGCTTACGCACGGTGGATTGTCGCAGGTGTGTAGCGCCATGAACTCCTGGCCCACCGGACGCCCGAGCTTAAGCCCTAGCGCGAAGCGATGGGCCAGCCACCCTTCGGGCCATTGGAACTTGCCGTACCCGTAGCGGTCCCTGGCCCGGGGCCATTCGACACACCCCGACTCCGTGCGCACAGCCGTTTTGAGCGCTTGCTCGAAAGACCAGGCGTGGTACTCGGGTGAGCGTAGTCCGGGGCGATCCATGTCTGTACCAACACGCCGTCGGTGTAGGTGCATAACGCACAGCCCGTGGGCCTCTAAGGGCTTGGGACAGGGAGCCCCGGCAATGGTGGACGTACAGGGCGAGGGGTTCTTGGCCTTCATCCCACTAGCATACCACGCACACCAGCGGTTGTGGGAAGCTAGCGTCACGGCAACCTCGAAGCCTGAAGACACCCATACCGAGAGCACGATAGGAAAGATCTTGGCTTACACGCCTGATGCACCGTTCACTGCCAACCCGTTCGCCCCTGGCAATCGCTTTGTTGTCGACAACGTCGCTGGCGTTGACGGCACTGGCGAAGCTGATGGCCAGGCTTACAACGTCGTTGGTGTGGACGTGGGCGACGTCGTGGTCGCAGTCGAGCACATCTCGACGGCTGCTGCGGTGGCAACCATCGTCGACCTTGACGTCGCTGACTTCGAGGTCAGCGCGGTCAACACGATCCTCGACCACAGCGGTGCCGCTGATGCTGGCGGGAACTACGCGAGCGACCAGCTTCGCTTCACCGTTGCCAGCTAGCTTCCCCGCTACCTAGGGGATTAGAGGGACCGGCAGGTCGGGCCGGTCCCTCTCACTTGCCCGCCTTCGGGTGTTGCTTGAGGTAGGCAATCATCTCATCGCAGACGTCGCGGACGGTCGTGAGCTTGCGTATCGAGTTGTTTCGACGCTGGTGAGTACTGCCGTCGATGTCTAGCGCGATCTGCCGACCGCAGTCGGAGATCGTCAGGGAACCGTCGATCCCGTAGTCAAAGCCAGGGTCCGTGTCAGCTTCTAGTGGATCTGAGCACGTCATCAGCTCCCCCCTGATGAACGCCGTGGTCTGGTGAGCGGGGGTGTTCAGCCACCTCCGCTTGCGGTACACGATTTTGTCCATAGCGCCACTGTAGCACGTAAGGACGATGGCTACCCCACTTGCTCTCTCAGACCTTCGCGCCGAGGTGCGTCGCCGCACCGGGGTCGACATGCCTACGTTGTGGGCTGACGTCGATATCGACCGAGCGATCCAACAGGCGAACCTCGACCTGATGTCTCAGGAAGACTGGACGTTCCTGCGCCTAGCGACCACGGTCGCCACGGTCGCCGCCACTCCGACCGTCGCTATCAGCGCGCTCGCCACACCCGTCAACGAGGTCTACGGCGTAGCGATCGTCACGGGCGACAATCGCGGGGACTTGCGCCAGGTCACGCTGAGGTCCAAGGACTCCCGCCACGAGGACGCCGTTCCCGACGCGGGCTTTCCGCAGGAGTACTCGCTAAGCGACGACCGTACCGGGCTGGTGCTTTACCCCACCCCCGACGCGGTCTACACGCTTCAGGTGCGCGGTCGTAAGACCGTGGCCGACATCAGCGGCCTTGACACGAACGTGCCGGTGTTTGACGCTGAGTTCCACCTGATCCTCGCGCTCATGGCTTCGGTCGACGTGCTCGAACAAGAGGGCGACGACTCGCCGAGGTCTGAGAACTACATCGCTCGCGCCGAGAACATCCTCGACCGCATGCGCCGTCGTTACCAGGTCAGCCACGACGAAGCGATGATCCAGATGGGCGGACGCCGCGACCGCAACCGTGCTCGACGGTACTGGGTCGAGGGCGAGCCGTCGTACCCCTGGATCGCCTGATGGCTAAGAAAGCCAAGGGGATCGAGCAGGTAGACCTCGACGACTTCTCTGGTGGCGTCGGCTACGGGAAGTACGCGGCTACGGACTTCACCGAGCGCCAGTGGGGCCAGATCGAGGGCTTCATCCTCGAAAACCCTGAGCAGATCCGCTCGCAATGGGGGATTCAACAGGTTAGCGCTAGCACAGACCTGATCTGGGCGGTGCAGTACGTCGGCCGGACCAAGCGGTACATCATCGCAATGACCACGCTCGGCCAGGTCAAGTACATGATCCAGCCGCCGTCGCAAGACTCTGCGGCGACGACCAAGGCAAAGGTCTGGACGAACCTTGGCACCGCGATCGACCCCAAGCTACGTCCGTTGTGCGTGATCCCCGTCCATCGAGACGATACAAACGGCTGGCGCGGTGGGGTTTTGCTCAACGCTATCAACATCAATGGCTCGACGGACGCTAACTACGTAGTCACACAGTCCTTGACAGACGAGACGCTTGAGTTCATAACCTACACGTCCCACTACCCCAACCTTACGGGCGAGGTGCCTACGTCTGACCACATGCCTTTGGCCAAGGTCGGCACGATGTGGAACGACTTCCTGGTGTTGGGCAACGTAGAGTACTACAAAGACCCTGCCGGGACTCTCGACTATACCAACCGGATGCGCTACAAAAACGGTATGTGGATCAGCCAGGGTGGTGACCCTACCGCATACCACCCGCAAGACATCATCGTGCTTTCCGACCCAGAGCTTCGGATCAACCAGCTCGTCCCGATCGACGAAGGTCTGCTGATCTTCACCGACGCTGGCCCGTCCAACAACGGTGGTGTGTTCATCCTGCGCGGTAACCCAGGCGATGACGACTTCGAGCTGGAAGCGTTGCGAATGGGGATGGGCGTAGAAGGCAACGCCGATTACTGGCCCGAATCCGGGGCGGTCGGTTACCTGACGTCCAGCGGGGAGGTCTGGCACACCGACGGCCGGGAGTTCGCGCGCATCGACTCAGACCACTTTGGGCTGCCCCGCACCGTCGACTCTCGCGACTTCGTCTCGGCGTACAACTCGTGGCTCGTCGTTTGCAAGCAAGGCCAGATGTTCTGCTTCGCTGCGTTCGAGGATGACGGTGCCTGGGCTACGCTGATCGCGCCAGAGTCCGGCTACGCGCTCTGGCGGCACCACGCTGGGCAAAGCCTGTATATGGTGATGGAAGTCATCGACGGCGACGACGAAGGCGTGCTTTACAGGTTCAACCAGTACGTAGACGAAAACGCGCCCTCGACATCCGAGCGCGGCCAGATAGACGGCGTCGACCAGACCCTGACGGTCGCAACGCGCACGCTCGACTCTGGTCCGCACGAGCGTACGCACTGGCATCGCGCGGGCGTGCGCGGGCGCAACCGCACGCGCGGCACCGTGCTTGACATCACGCTCTACGACGGCCCGGCAACAGACGCAGATTCCAACTCCCTGCTCCGCGACCTGACCTCGATGGTTATGGACAGCCGCTTTGCGCTGTGGGTCAGAGCACACGGACCGACAAAGGAAGCGTCGGCGAAGCTGCGCTTCAAGGGTGACATCGAGATCGAGTCGGTTACGCTCACCCACCACCGAGGACACACGGGGAGATAGTCCGATGGTCCGAGCAGGTTCGCGCAGTGAACGGCGGTACGTCGACCGGCGTCCTGTTATCAGGGCGAAGGCTACGGTGCGCGCGAAAAAGGTCATGGCCGACATTATCGCCATTCCCATCCCTGCCCCTGCCCCTGGGGGTGTGTACGGTCCCCTCGACCCGGCCAGCTTGACATACGAGGGTCGCACAGACCTCAACGCGCTTATAACCGGGACACCCGGCCTTAGTGCCTACTATGGGCTCAACAACGACCACACCCAGGTTCTGGTGGGGCACGACTCGCCGAGTTCGGGGGGTATCAAGTTTGCGGCCTTTGACATCACCGACCCCACGTTGCCCATCCTGCTGGATGAGCTGTCGTCCGATGGCAGCTACGGTGAAGGCGCTGTATCGGGTATGGCCATTTCAGACGCTGATGATTACGCTTTCGGCACGAGCGACGCTGGTGGGGTTGGCTCGGATTACTTCTGTGTGGTGAACGCCCCATTCGGGGGCGCTATGAGCTGGGAAAACACTCCTAGCGTGACGAACGTAGCGCAACCGGCGGTGCATGACCACGGGGCGGGGACTGCGGCCTACCCCACCCTTCTGGGGGGTACGCACGCGATTGGGCACGACCCCACGACCGGCGGTACCTACCGCACGTTCAATCTGAGCAACCCCTCTGCCCCTAGCGCCGCAGGCGTGCTAACAGGTTTGAATGGCGGCGTCGGTGGTCTCAGGATAGGCGCACTAAGCACCCGCAACGATGACGGGGGCCTGTTTTGGTATGACGATGCTTCTGGCACAGGGTCCGCTATCGACGACAGTACGCCCGGCTCCCCCTCGCGCTCGGACATAACCCATCCGTCTCTAGGTACCAACATGAGGGACCCCCTGCTGTGGGTACCCGACACCGGTCTGGTCATACCAATGT